GAATCTGATTAAGGACAGTGACCCGTTTAACAAGCGGATACTAAATGACTGCTTTGACCACTTTCAGACTTTACAGGATGAGGTAGAAAGGTTACAATACCATAATAACAATTTGATGAATGTAATCTATCAAAACCAATCAGAACTGGAGAACTAAATGTCACTACTGGAGAGTAACACTACATACAAACCCTTTAGTTACCCTTGGGCAGTCGAGTACGCTACACAGCATGAGCGTATTCACTGGATTGAGGACGAACTAGAGCTACAAACAGATGTCAACCATTGGAAATCAGATGTACTATCGCAAAACGAAAAGAACCATATCACCCAAATCTTGCGGCTTTTTACGCAAACAGACGTTGCGGTGGGGACAAACTATCTGGAGTATTATATACCCAAGTTTAAGAACAATGAAATCAGGGCGATGCTTACGGCCTTTGCAAGTCGAGAGTTCATCCACCAAAGAGCCTACGCCCTCTTGAATGATACCTTAGGGTTACCTGAGGAAGAGTTCACGACGTTCCTTGAGTATCAGCAAATGTCTGCAAAACTGGAGTTCATGTCCGGATTAGACGTAAATTCTATAAGCGGTACAGCCCTTGCAATTGCACGTTCAGTGTTGAATGAAGGTATGAGTTTGTTTTCAGCATTTGCGATGCTCCTCAACTACCAACGCTACGGTAAGATGCCGGGGATGTGTACAGTCGTAGAATGGTCTGTACGAGACGAATCACAACACGCTGAAGGTATGGCTAAGTTGTTTAGGGAGTTTTGTGATGAGCACCCACGGATTGTGAATGATGGTTTCAAGAAAGATATATACGAGATGTTTAGAACTGCGGTCAAACTTGAGGACAAGGTTATTGACTTGGCGTATGAGATGGGCGACTTGGAAGGTCTTACGGCGGCAGATGTCAAGCAGTACATTCGCTACCTCGCAGACAGACGTTTACTGCAACTTGGCCTCAAGACGAACTGGAAGGTTAAGGAGAATCCTCTTCCGTGGATGGAGGAACTATTAGGTGGCTCATCAATGAGTAACTTCTTTGAGAAGCGTGTCACTGATTACAACGCACATGGTTTAAATGGGGAGGATTGGGGATGGTAGCAGTGAGATTCCATCATGTCTTTGGACTATCCGCAGAGACAGTAGAAGCACAGCCAGTGTTAGGTTGGAAAGACGGAGAAGACATTGGTGAGGCCAAAGTGTACTTCTTTGATGGGTTTGTGATTAACGTCCCGTTTTTTAAAATTATGATCGGGGACATCTTTGAATCATTTGAATAGGGGTCAGGTCACTCTCCAGTGAGCTTAGGGGACTCTTTAGTCCCCTTTTTTTATTGGTTAATTTCTTGTAACAACCTTTGACGCTGTACTTCTCTTTCAGCCTCTCCTTGCTGTGACACCATTTCACGCCCTGTTTCTGCTAGAAGTAACAAGATACCGTTCAATGCTTTTTGAGGTATTGGCTTGTTAGCCGCTATAGACTCATTGACTTTCTTCATCAACCCTAGCATCTCTTGTGCTCGTTTAGGATCAGCCGATGCTTCAGCAATTTTTGCAGGAGTAATAGCTTTAACAGCGTTGGATAGCATACTCTGTCCTTTTACAGCACCCACTGCCCCTGAATATTGACTTGATCGTACTGATAAAGCAAATTCACCGCCTACCCCTCTACTTAAAATCTCAGCCTCATCTAATAGCCTAAAGATTCTTTCTTTCTCGCCCGAACTAAATAGTTCATTAAATGTTCTGGATACATCCGGATCAGCTAGTTGATTTTTAAATGTTTCAATTTTACTAAAAGATTGACCACTAGCCGCTGATAAGGATTTAGATAGGAAACCACGCTTTATACCAAGCATAATATTCCCACCTTCTTTTACATCTAATTTTTTTGCTTGCTGTATAATTTTTCTTACTTCTTGAATCGGAGTGATTTCCCCTGTTTGAGTTAGGTATCTTCCTAAAAGCTCTGGACTACCTTGCTTTAAAATTGAATTTGCAACATCAGAGTATAGTAACGTCTGCGAATCTTGATATTGTTTCATCAAGTTACTGTAGATGTCTCCAATTTCTGGGTCTGCTTTTTTCGCTGATTCAAGTAATTTTTCTTCAAACTGCTTTGTAAGTATTGTCAGCTCTCTTACAGCAGGATCAGCACGAGTGGCAGGGTCGCCTTTCATTGCTGTTAGCTTTGATTTTAACGATTTTAACTTTTCAAACGAATCTGCAAAGTTAGATTTAGGCGACAATTTTAACAAATCATCTACAGTTGATTGTACGGAACTTGCTGTAAACGGAATCCTAGCTCCTTTTTTGATTGCCTCTTGCATACGCTTTGTCAAGCCTTTGGACTTTTCTGCTTTCCAAGTAGCCGCCATATTACGCACACCTTGAAGATTTACAGGTAATTGCATACCATCGTCTTCTAGCTTTTTAAACATTTGAGAGAATCCTGTGTTAGAAGCCTCTCGTGTATTTTCAATTAAATTTTGTATCAGCTTACCAAGTTGTTGACCTTCTAATTTTTTAGAAACTCGTGTTATAGCTTTTATTTCTGAATCCAAATATGCTTCTTGACCTGCTCTAATCGCATCAAATGATTTCTTACCACCGATTGCAACTTCACCTGCAGATTCAATCCCTGAAATAATAGAACTATTCGGATCAATCTGAGAGCCTCGTAAAGTCGTACCACGTGACTCTAACTTTTGTTGTAACTCTTTAAGAGCTTCTTTCCCCGCTATGTTTGTTTCACTGTATCCAATTTTACCAAGGACATACTTACCTGCTCCAGAAATAACATCTAATGCCTTAGCCCCAGTAATGTCTAACAAACCCTCTCTTGAAGCTACGCCGACAGCATTGACAAAAGACGCATCCTCGCCTTCAACAAGTTGTCTTAACGATTCTCCCGCTCCTGCTCCTGAAAACGCCCCAATTGCACCGCCAATTACTCCACCTGCTATTGTACCCGCTCCGGGAAGTATAGAGCCTACGGAAGCTCCTAATGCCGCTCCTGCGGCGGCTCCACTCAACCCGCCAATGTCAGGTAAAATACCAGTGACAGATTTCATAAGACTTGTTGTGGGCTGAGGCGATGAATACTGTTGCTTTAATAGCTCTAGTTGTTCTGGAGTTACATCGTCAGGGACATTACTAATTATTGTCCCATCAGGCATTTGAATATTCATTAACGACCACCTCCACGTTGTCTTGGAGTAGCTCTAGTTTGTGCTTGTTGAGCATTTCGTAATGCATCATCAAACGAAACCGTGTTACCCGGAGTAGCTTGACCAGACTGAGCCCCATATGCATCCTGAGCCTCTTGAGTTTGCATCCTTCTGTGAAACTCTTGGTCATATCCCGCAGAGTCTCCTCCATTGTCAGATAACCACTGAGCATATCCATTTTGGTATTGAGCTTCAACAGATTTAATCCTAGAGTAGGCCAACATCCATTCTGCAATTTCATTTGCATTCCAGTTTGAGTTTGGGAACCCTTTAGACATAATGGCAATATCTTTATCGGAAGCAGGGCCGGGAGGCAATGAAGCAACGATACCGCTGTTAATTAAATTTTCTGCATTTGTTTTTAAACGAGTAATCTCATCTTGTCCTCCGACAAATGATTTAAACCCTTCATAGACACCTCCTAAAAAACCGCCTGTTGGCTGTTCTTGTAGGTATCTAGCGGCTAAATCTCGTGATTTGTTTGCCGCAATCTCAGCTATTCTTCCTTGAGATGTGGCATCTCTTATAGCCTCTCTGTCTCCTGCCGCTGTTCTGCTTGATTGAGGGAACAATCTTTCTTCAGCTTCTGAAGGAGTCATAACACCATTACGAACCAAATTAGCAATTCGCTTAGCATCTGCATTATCGGTCAAGCTCTCTAAGTAGTCAGCATAGTTGTCTCGTGCTTCTTGAACTTTCAACCGATCTTCTTTTGTTATATCAGCTTGCTCATCTTCTCGTTTTATTAAATTATTAAGACGTTGTTGCTGTAGCTCTAAGTTTTTAGACTGTAATTGAGCGTTTGCTTCTCGTAAATCATAATCTTTTTGATTGCGTTCGTCACTTACAAGGTCTCGTTGTTTATTATACTGCGTTTCATCTACGTAACGCTTGTCTCCAATGGCATCTCTACCTTGTTGGTATTCAAACTGTTCTTGAGCCATCTTTTGAGATTTTTCTGCACGTTCTCCTGCTTGTACTTGTAAGTCTATCCCCGTTTGCGCACGTTTTTCAGCGGATTGTTTTAATTCTACATCCATTGCAGTTTTTTCTAATTGCATTGCCGCTTGCGGGTTTATTGCTTGTAATCTTTGAGCAGCGGCTCTAATAGAAGCAGGATCGTTGTATTTAATACCTGTTATAGCTTCTTGCCCTGCACGGGCCTGACGTTCTGCCGCAGACACACCTAAGTCAGCAATACGCTGTCCCATGTCTCCGCCTACAGCTTGTCCTAAGCCACCAGAGATACCACGTAACAACCCTGCACCTGCCATAGTTCCACGCTGTGCAGCCTGTGCACCGTAACTAGAAATAATACCGGGCAGTGCTGTAGAGCCTCCACGAGTAATCATTTGTTGACTACGTGCAAAAGCATCTTTGGCAAGTTTTTCTTCGGCTTCCTTACGGACTTGACTTGGTGTTTTAAGCAAGCCCATTAACATTTCATTTGTTGCCATTACGCTTCGCCTCTGAAGTAGCCATACGTATCAAAAAACTCATCATTAGAAAGAGGATACGTGTTTCCATAAAGATTAGCCGCACTTTCTCCTGTTAGTCCTGAATATCCAAATGGATTTTTAGTATTTGTTGTTGTTGAAGAGGTTCCTAAGATGTCTCCAATGATGTCTTGGAATGACGATGTACCGCTTTTATAGTCTGGCTTAGCAAACATACCAGACAAGGCATTTGCTAGAGCCTGTGTACGTGCCGCTTCCACATTAGCCGCCGCTGTTCCTGCCGCCGCTTGTGCTTCCAATCCTGCAATACCACCACGATAGAGAGCTTCTGCTTCACCCTGACGAGCTGCTTGTTGAATACGAGCAATGTCAATGGATGGCTGAAGTGCCGCAAGAGACTGTTGCTGTGGGATGTAAGCTGTCTGTAACAAACCACCCAAGTTAGCAATGCGCTGTTGTTCTAACGCAGGGGCCAGTTGAGATGCTTGGAATGCCGCTTGGTTTTGTGCTTCTTGTACAGCCTTTTGGTATGCTAGTTGCTCTGGAGTACCACCGTAAGCGGCTGTCTGAACACCTAAGCGTCCTTGAGTAGCTAGTCGGTTTTCTAACGCAAGACGTTGACGTTCTTCTTCAGGTGTCTGCATACCACGAATTTGACCATACAAACTCTCAGCAGTCATAGCAGGTTGCATCATAGCCTGTTGCGTCTGACCAATGAGTTCACCTTGAATGTTTGCAAGAGGTTCAGCCAACATAGACGTCAACCCTTCAGGGCCCACTTGTTGTGTTGATGTACCAAAGCGTACAGTGTATGGTTGGAACGCCGCTGACTGAGCTGCTGTTTGAGCAATCTCTTGCGCTCGCTGTTCAGACTGAGCACCTAGTTGTCTAAGATTACCAATCTCATCTTCAGACAAAACGTAAGGCAGTGCCGCCGCACCAACTTGTCCGATTCCTCCAAACAATCCACTTAATTGTTGCGGTGTCATTAGTATGTACCTCCATCAATAGTACCAATAGTTGCAGTACCTGAGACAGATAGCGTTGGTATTGTTACAGTGCCTGTAAATGTAGGGTCTGCTGTGTTTGCCTTAGTTGCCACTGCGGTTGCAATGTTGTTGTATTCGGCATCAATCTCTGTGCCTTTAATAATCTTTGCCGGGTTACCAGATGCCAAGTTATCCTTGACAGCAAAGTTGGTTGTCTTAGTATAGTTTGACATTAGATAGTCCTTCCTACGATAGCCTGTGCGGTCATTCTCTGAATAGAGACTGTTGACCCATTAATTTCTGATTCAATACCAAGTTGCACTACTTGACCTCCACCTGAAGCCTGTACCTGTGGACGGTTTACCAAGACACCTGCGTTAAACTCACCGATGTTATATTCTGCAATGTTGTATTCTGCAATGATTTGCTCAGCGAGTGTAAAAGTTTTCTTACGGTATGCGTATGAGTAGTCATAGCCCCAGTTCAATGTTGCCTGAGTGTCACTACCACCAATGATTGTTACCTTGAGGTTCTTCAGTAGCTTCAGGTTAGACGGAGCACCAAAGTCAATGTAGTTGGTAAAGTACGACATAATGTACGTAGAACCGTTGTCAGAGAACCCATCATATTGAGCAATACCTAACCCCTTACCAATCAACAACGTCCCGTCACGGAGCCTACAGAGAGCCTGAGGTGTGATAGTGTTCCAACGTGTCACACGAGCACTACCGTCTTCTAATGGACTACGCATATCAAATGAATAAGTAATGCCGTTGTTTTCTAAATGTAACAAGTAGAACGCTTCTTCAGGAGAATACACTGAATAGATACGTCCTGTTTCGCTCAAGACTAACGACATCATTTCTGTACGTACATTCTTAGACAAATCACGCATTGGTGCAGACTTCTCTTGGATAGTACGTCCCAAGCTCTGCAAGCCATCGTCAGACAAGAAAATAATATCCTTACCTGTCACCTGAACACTGTCACGGGCAATACAACCAACACCAACAACAGTGTCTGATAGTTGCATTGTTGCAGGATCATCAGCACCGCTGTACACAAGTATCTGAGTTTTACCAAAGATGATGAGGAAGTTGTTGTGTATTTTTAGTGCAGTAATTTCATCGTTGCCGTTAGGCCACACTTTAGAAACATCTATACTACCGGAACTACCTGTATCCCACTTGAATCCTGTGAGTAGGTCTGACCAATATACTGTGGTGTTATTGGTATCCGTTTTGGCAACCCAGAGTCTACCAAAGCCAGACTGAACAATATCACCAGAAGGAACCGTGCCGCTATAGTCTGCGTGTGCAGAT